CTGGGCGCTGCTTCGACCACCTACCCACAGAACATGGTCTACCACAAGGATGCCATCGCTTTTGCCACCGCCGACCTGCTCCTGCCCCAAGGCGTGGACATGGCCTCGCGTGCTGTGCACAACGGTATCAGCCTGCGTGTGGTTCGCCAGTACGACATCAACAACGACCGCATGCCGACTCGTGTTGACGTTCTGTACGGTTACAGCACCATCCGTCCGCAGATGGGCTGCCGTATCTGGGGTTAATCCTGATGCCCCTTCGGGGGCTTCACTCATTCATTGAAAGGAAATTATCATGGCTATTCCTAACGGCGCAGGTGGTTATCAACTCGGCGACGGCAACCGCAGCGAACTTCGCATCGGTTACTCTGCCGCAGCTCAAACTGCCACTTCCACTGCTACTCTGACTGCTGCCCAAGTGACTGGCGGCGTTCTGGTGGCTAACCCCTCCACTTCGGCCGCCACTTACACGCTGCCCACTGCTTCGGACATCGAAGCTGTGGTGACCAGCGCTACCGCAGGCAGCACTTTCGATCTGAGCATCGTCAACATCGGCACCAGCTCTGGCGCTGTGACGCTGTCTCTGGGCACTGGCATCACTGACGGCGGTAACGCCACTGTGGCCATTGCCATCACTTCTAGCGCTCTGTTCCGCTTCCGCAAGGTCAGCGACGGCGCTTGGACGCTGACGAAAGTCGCCTAATCGGCACCAACTGAAAACGGGGCTTCGGCCCCGTTTTCTCATGGAGAATTGAATGCCTCAGATCATGCTTACACACCCCGACCACGGGATCAAATTTACCCTGTCGGAAGCTGAAGTCACACATGATGCCAAATTCGGCTGGACACGGTATACTGACGGCACGCCCGCTGAGGCGGCACCCGTCGAGAAGCGCAAGTACACCCGCCGAGTGACAACCCAACCCCTCGAACAGCCCAACGACGAGCAGTCGGCAAGCGACGAATCCGCAGGAGCGTGACATGTCCTACACCGCAGGTGATCAGATTACTCGGGCGCTTCGCCTGCTTGGCGTTCTAGCCGAAAGCGAAACACCCACAGCCGCCATGGCGCAAGATGCGCTGGTGACATTCGACCAGATGGTCGATAGCTGGAACACAGAACGCCTGTCGGTGTACTCCACCCAAGATCAGATTTTCCTCTGGCCCGTGGGTGAGATCATGCAGACCCTCGGCCCCTCGGGCGACTTTGTGGGCAATCGTCCCGTATTGCTCGACGACGCCACGTATTACCGTGACCCACAGACCAACGTGTCATATGGCGTCAAATTCATCAACCAGCAACAGTATGACGGCATCGCGGTCAAGACGGTGACCTCGACTTATCCGCAGGTCTTGTTCATCAACATGACCTATCCGGATGTCACGATGTACGTCTACCCCAAGCCCACGCGGACCTTGGAATGGCACTTCATCTCTGTCGAAGAGCTGACAAAACCAGCGTCGCTGACGACAACCTTGCACTTCCCACCCGGGTACATGCGGGCGTTTGCCTACAACTTGGCCATGGAGCTCGCCCCCGAGTACGGAATCGAACCTTCGCCGCAGGTGCAGCGCATTGCCATGACCAGCAAGCGCAACCTCAAGCGAATCAACAACCCTGACGACGTGATGGCGCTGCCGTACGCAATCGTGGCCACACGCCAGCGTTTCAACATCTACGCCGGTAACTACTGATGAAAACGCCGATCCTTGGCTCCAGCTATGTGGCCCGCAGCGTCAACGCTGCCGACAACCGCATGGTCAATTTGTTCCCGGAAGCTGTCCCGGAAGGGGGCAAGGAAGCGGCATTCCTGCAACGGGCACCCGGTCTCAAATTCCTGCAAGAAGTTGGCGACGGGCCAATTCGCGGCCTGTGGGTGGCCAAGGCCAATGTCGAGCAGTTCTACGTGGTTTCCGGGGTTGAGGTCTACAAACTGACCAGTTTGACAGGAACCCCGGTTCTGATCGGCGAAGTCTCGGGTACCGGCCCCGTGTCGATCGCGGACAACGGAACCCAAGTGTTCTTTGCCTGCAACGGTCCCAGCTTCATCTACAACATCAACACCGGTGTGTTTGGACCCATCACGGACCCGGATTTCCCTGGCGCTGTGACCGTGGGCTTTTTGGACGGGTATTTCGTTTTCAACGAACCCAACAGCCAAAAGGTCTGGGTCACTGCACTGTTGGATGGATACGACATCAACGCCTTGGACTTCGCCAGCGCCGAAGGTTCACCCGACGGTCTGGTGGCCGTCAACGTGGACCACCGCGAAGCATGGCTATTTGGCACCAACTCGATCGAAGTCTGGTACAACGCCGGGTTGGCTGACTTCCCGCTGGCCCGCATCCAAGGCGCGTTCAATGAGCTGGGTCTGGCTGCGCCATTCTCGGTAGCCAAGCTCGACAACACCCTGTTTTGGCTCGGCCGCGATGACCGTGGTCAAGGCATCATTTACCGCGCCAATGGTTACACCGGCCAGCGCGTGTCCACGCACGCCGTGGAATGGCAGATTCAGCAGTACGCGACCATTTCGGACGCGATTGCCTACACCTACCAGCAAGACGGTCACAGCTTCTACGTGATCACGTTCCCCAGCGCCAGCGCGACATGGGTCTACGACGTGGCGACCCAGGCTTGGCATGAGCGCGGGGGCTGGGAAAATGGCCACTACGTGCGCCACCGCTCCAATTGTCAGTGCAATTTCAAAGGCGCGACGGTTGTCGGCGACTTCCAAAACGGCAACATTTACCAGTTTGACCTGGACGTCTACGCTGACAACGGCCAGATTCAGCGATGGACACGTTCGTGGCGTGCCATCCCCACCGGTCAGAACAATCTGAACCGGACCTCCCAGCACAGTCTGCAGCTCGATGCCCAGACCGGGCATTTCATGGAGCCGGTGGCCGAGGAAGAAGATGTTTTCATCGTCACTGAGTTTGGTCAACGACTGACGACTCAAGACGACGATCTGCTGATCACACAGACACCGGAAACGGTCTACACCAACCCCGCGCCGCAGTTCATGCTGCGCTGGTCTGACGATGGTGGCCACACTTGGTCCAACGAGCACTGGATGGGCGGCGGCGCAATCGGTCAATACGGCACCCGGGTGATCTGGCGTCGGCTGGGCATGACGCTCAAGCTGCGTGACCGCGTCTACGAAGTGTCGGGCACTGACCCGATCAAGATTGCAATCATGGGTGCAGAATTGCACGGCCAGGGTACCAATGCTTAACGTCACCAACATCCCGGCAGCCCGGGTCGAGGTGATCGACCAGCGTACGGGATTGATGTCTCGGGAATGGTACCGCTTTTTTCTTAATCTGTTTCAACTGACCGGCAACGGCAGCACAGATGTCTCCCTCGAAGACCTGCAGCTTGCCCCGTTGCCAACCGACGCATCGTCGCAGATTGAGGTGCTGCGTTCGGAATTTGGTGTCCAGCCCCCGACGATCCCGCCCCAGTCCTACACGAACGCCTCAACTCAGCCCAGTGCAATCGTGGTCGGCCCTTCGCCTTTCACGTACGTCAACAATACCGGGTTCCCGGCAGACGTAATTGTGAGCGGGGGAGGCGTGTCGCTCTTGGAATTTTCCCGGAACGGTGTTACATTTTTCAGCACCGGCAGTTTCTACGGGATGTTCACTCTTTCTCCCTATGACCGGCTGCGGGTCACGTACCAGACGCCGCCACAAATGACTCTCGTACCGAGGTAAACATGACCGTCACAACCGCAACTCTTTCCCCCTCGCCGAAACTTCAGTTTTTCGATGCCAACGGCAACCCCTTGGTCGGGGGAAAACTGTATTCCTACGAGGCGGGTACATCGACTCCATTGGCCACATATGCCAACTATGACGCCTCAACGACCAACACCAACCCGGTGATTCTGGATTCGCGTGGTGAGGCTAATGTGTGGCTGTCTTCGAGCTACTACAAGCTCAAATTGACCGACAGCAACAACGTCGAAATCTGGACAGTGGACAACATCGGCGGCTTCGCCACGATGGCTGACGTGCAGGCGATCGTTGACCAGGTTCTGGAAGGTCTGGCGGCAAGCACAGGTTCCAGTCTCGTTGGCTTCATTCAGGCAGGCACTGGTGCTGTGGCGACCACGGTCCAGAACAAGCTGCGCCAGATCATCAGCGTCAAGGACTTTGGTGCCGTGGGCGACGACACCCATGACGACACGACCAATATTCAGGCCGCGATCGACTACGCCAACACCGTCGGCGGCGATGTGTACTTCCCCGCAGGCACGTACAAAATCAGCAACACGCTGACCATTGACAACAGCTCCAGTACCTCGGAATTCGCCAAAGCCTCGATGTACGGCGACAGCTCTGCGAGCGCCCGTATTCGCGGCACTACCGGCAGCTTCAACATGCTTGAGATCACCGGCGGCACCACTGGCGCAGGTGTTCACAGCCACCAAGTGCTGCGCGGTCTGTTCTTCACGAAAGATGACTTGCTCGGCGGCGTGATTGTGGGCGACAACTTGGCGTTCCTGTCGGTCGAAGACGTGTCCAGCCTGGGTGGTAATTACGGTTTCTATGGTACCGATGTACTGTCCAGCGCGTTCTATGATTGCGTGTTCCGGTTTGCCAATATTGGCATGCGCCTTGAATATGGCAATTTCAGCCAGCCGAACGCCATCACGCTTACCGGCTGTGTCATCGGCAACAACTCCGACATCGGCGTTTACGTGACCGGCGGCTCGACGTTCAACATGTTTGGTGGCAGCGTTGAGAGCAACGGCATGACTGGTTCCTCTGGTACCAAGTTTGGCGTGCTGCTCAATAACGCAGGCTCTCAGGGCAGCGTTGCTGGCAACTTCAGCGGCGTGTATTTCGAGCAGAACGTGGGCACTGCTGACATCTGGTTGGCCAACTCGGCGCAGTCGGCATCGAGCAACATCGACGGGTGCTCTTTCAACCGCATCAGCTCCACTTACTACACGACCAACAACATTCTGGTCGAAACATCTGGCAGCGGGGTTGCCCAGACTGTCAGCGTCATGGGCTGCGGCTTCAAGGGATTCAACACCTACGTGCCCAACTCGGGCCGCAAGTACATTGACGCTGTTGCTACCAGCAGCGGTACGAGCACTGTCGCATGGGCAGGTTGCCTGTTCCAGTCGGCCACCGAGACCCCGACAATCACCAACGAAATCCAGCTCACTGGCGGCGGTGGTGGCTTCGTCACATCGGTCACCGGTACAGCCCCAATCGTGTCCTCCGGTGGCGCAACGCCCGCGATCTCGATCACAGCATCGTCTGGCTCGACCAACGGGTATCTGTCCTCGAGCGACTGGAATACGTTCAACAACAAAGCCTCGACAACATTCCCAGGCTGGACTTCTGTCTCGTTTCAGAACAGTTGGAGCGATGCAGGTTATCCCGCACCCGTGTGCAGCTACACCAAGGACGCATTCGGCGTCGTGCGGCTGCAAGGCGGCGCGATCCACTCGGGTAACTCGTCTGCTACGATCTTCACGCTGCCGTCCGGCTATCGTCCCACCGGGCTACAGACATTCACCGCGTTTGGTGAGGTCAGCGGTGTGGCCACCTTGTCACTCGTTCACATTGACACGTCTGGCAACGTATCCATGCTGCCTGCGGGCGACGTGGTGTCGTTTGACGGCATGACCTTCCAGACAAACTGAGGATCATCATGGCAGTCTATGTCAAAGTCCTGATCCCGGCCAAAGTGGCCGAGAATGCCCAGACGACGCAGTACACGGCGCAAAACGTCACGACCATCATCGACAAGTTCACCGCAACGAACTTTGATGTCGTAGCCGCCACGATCAGCGTCAACATCGTCACGGCAGGCGATACACCTGGCAACGCCAACGTGATCACCAAGACCAAAACGCTGCAGGCCAACGAGACCTACATTTTCCCGGAACTTGTGGGTCAGGTGATTGCACCCAGCGGGTACATCTCCACGTTGGCCAGCGGCTCGAACTCCGTGAACATCCGCTCCAGCGGACGTGAGGTGTCGTGATGCAAGTGACCTACGGTAAAGGGTTCGATCATCTTGTTCCCATGGTGGACAAGGTGGCCGCGCTTCAGGCCGAGGTGGTCAAGCATCCTCAATACGAGCCACCGACTGAACATGTGTTTCATGGTGGCATGTATTGTCGTCAAGTCTGGCGACCCGCCGACTGTCTGATCATTGGTAAGGTGCATAAAAAAGAGCACTTCTACATGGTTGTCAGCGGTACCGTGCGTGTCACCACGGATGACGGCGTTCAGACAATAACCGGACCCATGCTTCTGTGCAGCAAACCTGGCACCAAACGTGCCGTGTACGCAGTAACTGATGCACTGTGCATGACCTTTCATCGTGTTGATTCGGCAACCGTTGAGGACGTAGAATCCGAACTGGTTGAAGACGATCCCAAGTCGATGTTTGGCGTCGGAAACAAGATCAAACATCAGGAAATCGAGGTGACCCCATGAGCTTTATAGCAGCTTCAATAGCCACCAGTGCGCTAATTGGCGCATACTCTTCCAATAAAGCCGCCAAAACTCAAGCGGCTTCTGCGGACCGTGCTGCCGAGTTGCAAAACCAGCAGTTCGAGCGCCAGATTCAACTCCAAGAACCATGGCGTCAGGCGGGTATCAATGCTCTGGGACGTCTGCAATCCGGCGACATCATGAGCTATCAAGACCCCTCGTATCAGTTTCGACTGAGCGAGGGTCTGAAGGCACTCGATCGAACAGCATCAGCTCGTGGTGGCCTGTTAAGCGGCGGCGCACTCAAAGCCGCGCAGCGGTATGGTCAGGACTATGCCTCGCAGGAATACGGCAACATTTGGAACCGCTTGGCGGGATTGGCAGGTGTCGGTCAAACCGCCACCAATCAACTGGGTCAGGCTGGGCAAACCACTGCAAGTAACGTCGGCAACCTGATGACCAGCGGCGCTGCAGCGCGGGCTTCCGGTTATGTTGGTGGTACAAATGCTCTGAGTAGCGGAATGGGTCAATATCTGAACTATTCACAGAACCAGGCGTTGCTGAACCGTCTGAGTCCGCAAGCCTCTGGTGGCTACAATTACACGTACGCCGATCCTTCAGCGGTTGGCCCGTCCCAACCTATCGGGGGTTAAAATGGCACTCGACCCAAACATCGCTCTCCAAGTGCGCCCCATGGAGCTGCAAGACCCTCTTGCATCATATGGTCGTATCGCTGCAATCCAACAAGCACAAAACCAAAACGCCTTGGCGCAGTACCAATTGGGTGCAGCGCAGCGTGCGGAGACACGCGACGTTGCCCGCATGAACGCTCTGGCGCAAGCTGGAACAGACGATGTGGCAATCGCCAATGCGCTGCTTAAGTCGGGCGATCTCAAAGGATATTCCGATTTCCTGAAATCTCGCCGCGAGACCCAAAAGACCGAAGCTGACCTGAAAAAAGCTGAAGTTGATCTGCTGGACTCCAAGCTCAAGCAATCGCGCCAGTTTCTGGAAAACGTCACAACACCTGAGCAGTACATTGCATGGCATGAAGCCAACCACAGAGATCCGGTTCTTGGCCCAGTTTTGGCAGCCCGAGGTGTGACGGCCGATCAAGCCCGTGGTCGAATCATGGGTGCGATTCAAGCAGGCCCGCAGGCTTTCCAGGAATTGCTGAATCAGTCCAAGCTGGGCACTGAAAAGTTTATTGAGCTGAACAAGCCTCAGTACATCACCGAAAACCTGGGTGGTACGTCCAGAGTGACAGCGGTTCCGGGTTTGGGTGGCACACCTACCACTGTGAGCACAACCAAAAAGACAATGACCCCCGGTGAGGCAGAGGCAAACGCGATTGCTCGCGAACGCCTTGCTCAAGATGCTACCGGTGTGGTGTACCAGGAAGACGCCAACGGCAACATCGTCGCACTGCCGTCGAGGCTCAAGGCAGGCCAAGTACCCGTGGCTCGTACAGCCGTGGCTCCTGGTGGTGGGCTCCAGCCGCTGACTGCCAAGCCCTCGGAAGCTGTGGGTAAAGAGCAGATGTCGATCAACCAGCAGAAGTCGATTGTGCAGGGTGCAATCGACGCTGTGAAGTCGGCACCCAGTGCATTCGGCTGGACAGAGGGCATGACCCCTGAGGGTATCCGTGGTCGCATGGCATCGTCCGATGAGAACCAAGCCCGAGCCTACGTATTCAACGTGGTCTCCGGTGTCATCAAAGAACGCGCTGGTACAGCTCAGTCGGCTGCCGAAGCCGAGACGCTGCGTCGATTCTTGCCGGTGGAGACCGACAATGACAAGATCATCGAGGACAAGCTCAAAGGGTTCCAGCAGTACCTGGCAGCCAAAGAAGGCGGCACCACGAAGAAAAAGACACCCGGTCCCGGGCGTGACCTGTCCGCAATGGACAAAGCTGCGTTAGACTGGGCAAACGCGAATCCAAGCGATCCTCGCGCCACACAAATTCGACAACGCCTGGGGATGTAACATGGCCTTCGATCCGGACGCATATTTGGCATCTAAGCCCGCGCCTGTCGCGGCATTCGATCCAGATGCATACCTGCGCTCGAGCACCGGTGGCATCCCGACTGGTCGCAGCTTGGTGGATCAGATCCCCGGCTATGACCGCCCGGTGCCCACAGCCACTGCACCCATTCGCACGAAGGATTTCAGCCTTGGTCAAAAGGTCAAGGGTGCAATCGAGGTTGCTCCTGCACTGGTGGCCGGTGCTGTCACGGCACCCGTTGTCGAGGCTGCCAAGATTTACGGCACGCTGACCAGTGGTCAGTTTGGCACACAGGCTGGTATCCAAGCTGGTGAGCGCATGGGCCAACAAGTAGCCCAGCAGATCGCATACCAACCCCGCACTCAGGCGGGTCAAGAGTACACAGCCGACGTGGCCAACGCGATGGCCCGCACCGGGCTGCAGGGTGTTCCTCTGAACGTGCTGGCCGACTTCCAGCGTGGTCTGACGCCTGCGCTCCAAGCTGGTACCGATTACACCCGAGCAGCTCAAGCTGGCCGTGCGGCTCGTCTTGCCGAAGAGGCCTCTGCCAAGGATTGGGCACGCGCTTCCCAGATTGAAGCTGCTCAGGCAGCCCAGCGCCTGGGTGTGGCCGTCAACCCTGCTGAAGCAAATCCCAACATCAAGACCAAGATGCTGGTGGGTGCCACGGGCGAAGCTGTGGTCAACGCCAAAGCGGTCAAGCAGAATCTGCCCAAGTGGAATGAGATCGCACGCAAGGACTTGGGTCTGCCGGAAAACACACCGCTGACACCCGAGGCGTTCGAAAAAGCTCGGGCGGCTCATTCTGCCCCTTACGACACCATTCGCAAGATGGGCACCCTGACTGCGTCCGATGACGTGCTGACCCAGCTTGACAAACTGCGCCTCGATCCGCTGTCCACCAGCAGCCCTGAGAAAGCAGCCAAGGTCAATGCTGTCGTGGATCGCACCATGGGTCAGATTGCCAATGGTCTGTCTGGTGACAACGTGGTCGGTCAGATTCGTGGGTTTCGCAAAGACGCGACCCGGACAATGCAGAATCCCAATGCTTCACCGATTGACCTGGACATCGCTGAAACGAACTTGGGCATCGCCAATACCTTGGAGAACCTGATCGAGGCCAACATTCGCAATCCGAAAGCGCTGGATGACTTCCGCGCAGCTCGGACTGCGTTGGCCAAGACTTACGACTGGGAACGCGCCACGGGTGCGACGACCAAGCAGGTTGACCCGGCAGCTATCGCCAAGATGGCCGAGAAGGGCAAACCTCTGACAGGCGTGCTGGCCGATGTGGCCAACGTGGCTGGCAACTTCCCCGACATTGCGTCTCTCACCGTACCCAAAGAGCCGTTGCTGTATCAGCGCCTGCGTCGCGGTGGTGCTGGCGGCACACTCGGTTTCGCGCTGGGTGGTCCAGTCGGCGCAGCAATTGCGGCTGGTGGTACCAGCCTCGGCAGCGAGATTACGGCCAACATGCTGGCCAAGCCGGGGATGCAGAATCGTCTGGCGATTCCGGTAGATCGCCGTATCCCGCTGCCAACGACCCCCGTTGAACCCATGGCACCGATTCCTCAAAGTCGTGCTGTCGTGCCTTACGACTATTCGCAGCAGACATTTGTGCCACCCAACTTCATCATGGTTCCCGAGCAGCAGGCTGCCAGGGTCACCCCTGGTGTCGCGGACCTGCGCAACGCGCTGCCCGCACCCAGCGCCGAAGGTACTTTGGGTGGTCTGCGTGCCGAGGATGTCCGTCGTGCAGGAGTGTCCCGTGCGGTTGGTCAACAGGCCGAGGCCCAGCAAGCCGCTGCCGAAGCTGCTGCACGCCGTCCAGCTCGCGGCGAAGTCATTCTCGACATCAACCCGCTCACCGGTGTACCGGAGATCAGCAAAGGTCTCAAGGGTGCCACGCCTGAAACATTCCAGAATCTGGGCACATCGCTTGAGTCTGCTGCAGCCAAGGCAACTGCTGGTAAAGCATTTGACATGACTGCTGCCGAGAAGGTTGCGTGGAACAGGACAAAGGTTGACCTGGCTGAAGTGATGCCGGGCATGAAGGCTCTGGACGACAAGGCAATCGCTGCCAAGATGATGGACCGCAGTTGGGCAGCCCAAGCTGTCACAAAGGCCCGTGATCAGGCTGCAGCCTTCGAGCAGATCGCAGCCCGCGCCAAGGATGCGCAAGCCCGCGCCAAGGCGCTTGCTGACCGTGAGCGCATGCTGGACCTGGCCGACCAAATGGAGGAAGGACTTCGCGCAGCGCGACCCGTGTCGCGTGGCGGTCAAGGTCCGAAGACTCGGGCACATCAGCGCAATATGCTGAACCCCGACCAAGAAGTTCTGAATCAGTTGTTGGGGAAGTAAATGTCATTCGACGATACCAATTTTGACCCGGTGAAGTACGGGGTGCTCTGGGAGCGCGTGCAAGTCATGGACAAGAAAATCGACAAGATGGAGCGCCAGCTTGAGGAGCTGATCGCCCTGGCCAACAAGGGCAAAGGTGGCCTGTGGTTTGGTATGACCGTGGCGTCGGCTATCTCGGGTCTGATTGGCTGGCTCGTCAGCCATTGGAAAGGCTGACATGCTGATTGAGAGCGTCATTGGCGCACTGTTGCCCGTGGTTGTAGAGAGCGGCAAGCAGCTCATGACCAAGTGGGTCGGCGGCGTCAGGCCCACGACCATCGATGAGCAGATCAAACTTGATCAGTCCGAAGTGGCCCGGCTGGAGGCGCTGGCCAAGCTCGATACCCCCGTGGGTACACCAAGCCAGTGGGTCATTGATCTGCGGGCGTCTGCGCGTTATCTGGGCGCTCTGGTGGTCATCGGTGTCGGAATCTCAACACTGTATGTACCGGTCGAGGAGTCAATTCGGACATTGGCACTTGAGGCTGCCAACATTGCGTTTGGTTTTCTGTTTGGTGCACGTATTGTGTCGGGCTGGGTCAAAAAGTGAACATGACTCCACATTTCACCCTTGAAGAGCTGACGCACACCGACCATCGGGAGCTGGATAACACACCCAATGACGATGAGCGTCAGAACCTGTATCGCTTGGCAGACTTCCTCGAGCAGATCAGGGCGCTGCTGCACGGCAAACCGATCATGATTAACAGCGCTTATCGCAGCGCCGAGGTCAATGCTGCGGTTGGTAGCAAGCCCACCAGCCAGCACCGACTCGGTTGCGCCGCTGACATCCGCGTACCTGGCATGACCCCCGACGAGGTGGTCAAGAAGATCATGATCTCCGGGCTGCCGTTTGATCAACTGATTCGGGAGTTCGACCGCTGGACGCACGTCAGCATCCCGAATCACCCCGGCGATGCACCGCGCCGCCAGGTGTTGATCATCGACAAGATGGGCACTCGCGCCTACAGTTGAGCCGCGTTGGCAGCCACTTGAACCCATCGGGTTTTGGGTGGACTGTATTTGTACGTACGATCCCGAGGATGCGGGCAGTTTTCAGGAACGTACGCCACACACCAGACCTTCATGTACTGCCCGCGCTTGCCGGGTACCCAACGGTCCACGTACACGTCCGGCATGGCTGCCAGTGATCGGCGAGTGTCGGCGGTATCAAAGCCCACCAGTTCGGCAGCCTCCGTGGTCGTCAACCCGTCGGGGTACTTGCGCAGCAGTTTGCGCAACGCTTGCTGGCGAACAGGTGTCATCGCTCCTCCCGCAGTCTGCGCTTCAGCTCGACAATCTCGGCGCGTGCCTCAAGTAACTGTTTGCGGGCTTCACCGTAGTGCTGTTTCCATTCAGCAGCCCGAGCGTTTGCCGACTCGACTCGTCGGTCGGTGCGGCGTTGCAAAGACATGTAGGCTTTATCGGCCTGGGTCTTTACTCGACGGATGTCCGAGTTCCACGCCGCAGTGGCAGGCCCAACCACTGCCGCGATCTGTTCTTGTGTTAATGTGATCGTGGTCATTCCGCACCCCGGATATAGGCCGTCAATCGCTTGATCCGCGCATCGTGGTACTTGCACATGGACTCGGCGTATTCCTTGGCTGTCTGGGCCTCCAGCAGCTTGCGCTTGGCGTCCTCCAGCTCGTGTATTGCGATGACCTCGGCACTGGGTGTGACGTAGAGGCTTTTAATCCAGTCGATAAAGTTGTTCATATCATGCTCCTTTTTGTTGGCGGTATTGTTTGACCGCGTTTCGTAGTCCTGCTTGTGTCGATGCCTTGTCATCCAGAGCCATGGCTTGCGCCTGGTCCAGAGTGTCACGGCACATGATCCGGTGGCAGATCACCGGAACCCCTTGACCCTGGCGACGCACCCGGGCATTGAACTGCTCGTACAGGTCCAGACTCCAGTTGAGTCCGTACCAGACGAGGATGTGACCATTCTTTTGGAGACCGTCGATCCCGTGACCCATGGACGCCGGGTGACCGATCATCAGTTGGCAGTCACCGGTCTTCCATCGGTGCATGGCGTTGGTCAGTGACACCTCGCTTTTGCACTCTGTCAGGTTGATCGGACGCATGTCCTTGAATTTGGTCATGATGCGCTCGGCATCACTGCGGTACGCATAGGCGCACAGCACAGGGCGTCCCTGGGCTTCGTCGAGGATCTCCTCCAAGGCATCGAGCTTCATGTCATGCACCGGCTCCCACAACGGCATCCCCGCGATGGGGTACATGGCTCCATTGGAGAACTGGAGGCACTTGTTGGTCAGGGCCGCCTGGTTGAACGCCTCGACTTCTTTGCCGCTGTCCAGAACCAAGAAGAACTCTTTCTCAAGTCGATCGTACTTGGCTCTCAAATCGTCGGGCATCTCGATCTCAATGTTGTTGATCATGAGGTCGGGCAGAGGGTTGTAATCCTCGGCACTCATCTCCAGCGTGATGTCCCCGATCAGTTTCTTGATTGTGTCCTCAGTGTCGTCATAGGGCACCTCCTTATACGGTCCCACCTTGCGGTAGAACCGGGTGCGGAAGGCCGTCTTGCTGGTGCCCAGGCGCTCACCACGGTCAACCACGAGGAACTGACCGTGCAGGTCTTTGTAACCGTTGCTGGCAGGTGTGCCCGTGAGACCCGTGGTCCAATCAAACTGGTCAGCGATTTTGCGAAACGCTTTGACACGGTTCGTGGCGCTGTTCTTCATCTTGCTGATCTCGTCCCAGATGATTCCGTTGAACGGCATCGGGCGATCCTTTTTGACAAAGTAGGTCTGGAGTGTCTCGGCCAGCCAGCCCAGGTTCTCGTAGTTGATCATGTACACATCGGCGGGGCGCAGCAGGGCGCGTGTGCGCTGGTCCTTGGTGCCCGCCACCATGCTGAACCGCAGGTGCTTGGTGTGTTCCCACTTCGCAGCCTCCTGACGCCAAACCAGCCGGATCACGCGGATGGGAGCAACGATGATCACGCCGCGCAGGAAGCCGGTGTTGATCAGGTGCGCGAGGCTGGTCAGCGTGATGACGGTTTTACCCAGTCCCATGTCCAGCCACAGCATCGAGTGTGGGTGGGTGCATTGGAAGTTGACCGCCTTTTTTTGGTAGTCATGTAGCAGATTCGGTGTCAGCATTTTTGAGTCCCATTACCATTACGTCAATCATTACCTTGCCCTCATCGACAGAGTCGATCACGAAGACATTTACTTTGTGTTGTCGGAGCCTGGTGTGCTCGCGGGCTTGGGCGTCTGTTGGCTTTTTTCCCGGAGCTTTAAATTCACAGAAGAACACACGGCCATCTTGTGTGATGAACATGCGATCGGGCACAGCAGCCCGTGCGGGGCTGGTGAACTTGTACGCAAGCAAACCCTTTGACTTTGCATAGTCGCAGACTTTACCCTCGATCTGTTTTTCCAGCACGGCGATTCTCCAGTTCAATCAGCAGCTCGATGTAGTGCTTGGCTTTTTCCAAGTCAGCCATGCCATTCTTTTTGCGCCAGCGGCTCACGTACTTGACGACGTTGCCCTCCATGTACCCCATCGCGTTGGCGTGGATGTATTCGATGGGCTGGATCGGGAGATCCTTGTAATGGCTGCCCTCAACCTGTTTGTCCAATGCGTTCATGCCAATCCCAGACATAGTTTCTCCACTTCTCTGATGTAGTAATCGAAATCCACTGACAATTTGCCAGCATCCTTGATGTCATTGCAAGGCTGGACACCCCAGCCAGACTCCACGCCGATCTTGCGCCACTCGTGTTTACCCTTGAGAGGCGGCATCCACTTGAACAGTCGGCCACCATCCTTGGCGATGTAGTAGCGTGTCACATTCTGCAACTGCTGCGGTGGTAGATCGGGGTGCTCAATTGACAGATAGCTCGAGCGCGGCACCTTGGTGCGGAGCATGAAGTCCATAATCTCCGGCCAATTCTGCACGGTCTCGCGGATCGGTGCGCCTTCGGTGAGCACCTTTTCGGCGACCTTGGGGATCACCAAGCCACCGGCGTTTTGATGCCACTGAGTCTTCCACTCGTACGCACCTTTGCGTTTGACCTTACCATCCTCGTACTGTGCGATGTAGTTATTCACGTCGCGGATCATCATGGACTTGTAAATCGCCTCCTCCAGGTTCAAACCGGTGCGCAGTTGCCACGCTGCACGAGCGGTGTCCACCAGCCACTTGTTGGCCCGGGGCACCCGCACAGTCAGGCCGTCGGTGTTCACCTGGATCAGGCGCAGCCCTTCAATCTCCATCAACCCCTCGGCCAACAAGCACAGCAGCAACTGTCCGTTGAGCGTGATGGTCATGGTGTAGAGCGGGTCATAGAACACGCTGAACTGGTTGTTGCTGTCACCGTAGACACCGTTGAGCGCGAGCTTGAGCATCGCGGATTCAGCGGATGCCTTGGGATACTGCTTGCGCTGCTCAAACAGGTGCTTGTAGATGCTGACAAATTCCTTACCTAAATGCGCAGGATGAAATCCGTTGACAATGGCCAGATTTGGGTAATAAGAAGTGACATCAAGATCAACGATAACGTGATCGTCGTCCGACTCGATAACTTCGCTTTCCACGCTGCCGTGAATGCCGCCAAGGCCAAACACGAAAGTGAAACCACGAATAACAGCAGTGAGGTCATTGAAGACTCCTTTAGTCTCTGTGATGGACTGATTCTTGAGCCACTCAAGAACTCGATTGAATTCGGGTTGACCGAATGTGATCCACGGCAGGATTGCGTCCTTGAGATAAATCACCGGGCGCTTGGTCTGCCGGGGTGTGCGGCCCTTGTCGCCGTAGTCGTAGCACGCAACACCAGCCTCTTCCAGCTTCATGACGAAGTAGTCTTTGCCGATCTTGGTGTCATTGTGGTTCATGAAGTCCCGGGCGTACTTGCGCGTCAGTTCTTCGCGGAACCGAATCATGTCGGCGGTGTGTGCAAGAAACTTTTTGGTCTCGGACACATCGTGTGCGTTGTACCGCTTGAGCACATCGACTTGGTCCTGTGTCAACTCGGTGCCCACCTTGAACGGCAGGTCTTCGATGTTGTCCGAGCGCATGTTGAACTCCAGCACCTTGAGGCTGGTGGCCCGGGCCTTGTTGTCAAAGTGGTGAATCTTGAACAGGTCGATCTGCTGCACGAACTGATCGGAAGGCTTGACGCCATGCACCCAGCGATCCTCACCGTCCTGTGAACCGATGATGGCCATCGCCTTCTGGTACAGGGTGTTGGCGTCACTGTGACCCATGCGGATCAGAGTGTGCAGGACCGGGTAGTCGAAGCCAAGGTTATTGAACCCGACCATGCGGGCATCGCTGTTCTTAAGATACTGGAGAAATTCGATGATCTGGGTCGAGTCGTTGCGCCAAGGACTGATCTCAAAGGACCAGCGAAGCGGCGCATCAGCATGCTCGACCGCCAACGTGAAGACGTTGGGGTAGGTTTCGATGTCGAAGACATAGTCGTTACTCATTACGGTTACCGAAAATGGGGGCCGAAGCCCCCGGTTGATCACTGACCGCCCAAGAAGGATGGCAGACCGTTGAACGGCGCAGCAGGCAT